GCATCATCTTCTCCATCATTCTCCACCTTATTCACGATACAATATAAATCATCCCAATACTCCTTAGGCAATGGTTTACGACCAGAACTTCCGTATCCACCTACACCGTCATTGTCAAAGTCATAATTAGCAATTGGGACATCTTCTAACTTGTTATCAAGTTTAGCATACCATTCATCAGAAGTCATTCCGTGTGTTCTTTGACACCAACGTTCTTGTCCTTCTCTCCAAAGTTTTACTGTTGGTGCATCTAAGTCTATCAACTCCGATGCGTGGTGTTTCATATAAATTTCATCACTTAGTGCCATAATCGCTCCTATTTTCGCCTGGACCTAAATTCATTTCACGTCCTAACCATTTCTCAAATTCAGCAAAGAACTCTGTTTCATTCAATTGTTCCTTAGACTTAAACTCATCACAAAAATAATGTAATTCATTCCAATCTTCCGCAGTCATAATAGGACAACCTAATTCTTGCCAAGGTTCGTCGCCATAAATGTCAATCCTACCACCAGCATATTGTTTATACTTCTTAATCTTTTTCTTTTCACCTTCCCAAGTAAAATAATCCCAAGTAAAAGGAACATCGTGCTTTTCATACCAGTGGTTCATCGGACCCATCCAGTTGCAACTATATGTAATCATCACGCCACTTTCCAATACTCACTTTCTTTATACTCAATACCTTCGGCACCATCATATTCAGTAATGTTAAACTCAGTACCTTGCTTTAACCAGATAACTGTTAATCCATCAACACCACCCCAATATCCTTCTGGGTATTCTTCTTCAAGGTATTTTGTAATTTCTTCCTCAGACTTTTCTTGTTCGAGCATACCAATAACAATCGGTTCAAACATAATTTCTGGTTCTTGTGAATTCCAAGTCGAGAAACCTGCCCCGTATCCACCTGATACAAGAACACCTACCATTCCGTCTTTAATAACTTTATTAATCATTATGCTGTGTCCCATTGATAGACAGAACCAGATGCTGTTTCAAATACGACAGTTCTAATTCCTTCTTTGTTTGTAACATCAGAACGTATGTGTGTTACTACGTTTGTTCTATACCATTCTTTTAAGTTTTCAACAACTAATACAGCACCGACAGTTGGTTCTTGTATTGAAGTTTCGGTCAATTCTTTTTTATGCGATTGTTGTAATTCTTCAAAGTTTATTCTAAGTGCTTGAGTATGTCTACCGTGTGAAAGCACAACGCCATAATAGTCATTTTCTTTTGTTGAATCTAATTTTGATAGTCTATACATTAGTCGTAGTCCAATAAATTTACACCGTGTCTGTCCATAATATTTCTAAGTTTTTCACGCACTTTATCAAAAGAATCAGCAGTGTTTTCAGATAGATTATTGTTATACTTAACTTCTGAACGCAACCATTCATCTAAGTCATATAAAGAACACCAATAATCAACTGTCCTTAATGAGTTACTTGCCTCACGTTCATTATCAAATTCTTGTATAATTTTAATCATAATATAATATCCTAGTCTAAATTGTTAATATTGTATAATGCGTATGCCGAAAATAATATCAAAACGCCAAACATAATTTCACCGTAATCCATATTAAATTTCTTCCTTATCCATTCCTAATTTAAGTGCGTGAATAAACCCAAAGTGGAATAGTGCATTTGCTTCTTCGTCGTCAAGTTCCCAAGTTTTGGTTTCTTTATCAAAGTCGTTTGGATCTAATACTTTAACTTTATCATTCATTCTCATCTCTTCAATAAGATATTGAAGACCTTGCTTTATAAATTGCTGTTGAGCCAGTGCTGATAAATCCATAGTAATCTTTGCTGAACCATCAGGCATATCAGTTATTTCTACATTTTGAATTTCATCTTCATTCATAATTTCTTCCTCCAAATCGAATTGTTCCAATGTGTCACGTGTTGCCTGATGAGCATCGAATGATTTACTTTCCTCGTTTTGTAGGTAATCTTCAAGTTCATCATCAGGAAATTCGTTAGGTCCTAACTTACCGAATTCAACACCTTCGTCTTCTTCTCGACGTCCACACCAATTACATTCTTTTCCGTCCTCAACAGACATCATTACCTTTTCTACTTTACAATCATGATCCCACATATTTAACTCCTTTTTGTTTATAGTTTTATTATACACTACTTAACATCGTTTGTCAAGTCTTTTTTTTAAAAAACCAAAAGTCTTCATAATTACCATCTTCCATTTTCCCTTCAAGTACCTTAAATGCACTCCACGAAACCTTGTAGTGATGTTCTAAGTCAAAGTATTCAGAAGCCTTATCCTTCATATCTTCTGAAAAGGTATTGTTTGAAAAACTACTAACAACAAAACCAAATCTACCATCATCAGTCATAACATTCGCTAGTGTTTTACAAGTTGCACCCCAATAACCATCTAACCATTCTTCATAATTTGTAAACTTGTTTGTACTTTGATCTGGGTTATCACCATCATATAATTCTAAATCCCAATACGGAGGTGAACAAAAAATAGTATCAAAATGTTTACTATACTTTTCGTCAAACCCATAACGGTCGTTTAATTCCTCAGACGGACACGTGTAAGTTGTAAGTTTAAGTTCATCGTTTCCAAAGAAACTATCTAAACTACTATTATTTTCGTTGTAATAATCTACAATCTTTTTACTTTTTGCAGTTACTTCTTTAATAACATCAATACCAACATACTCTTTAACATCGGCATTTAACGCACCAACCAAATAACTATTCCAACCTAAAGTTGGTGTAAGAACCTTCTCTGCTTTAAATATATGTCTAAATATCCAACCTGCAGTGAATGGATTAAACGTAGATGCTTTATTTGTAGTTCCTCGTATAATAGCAAACAATGTAGACCAGTCACCGTTTAGGTAAAATTTAGCGGCGCCAGGTGCCGATACACTTCCACCAAATGTAACATCATCAATTAAACTTCTAATAACATCAAGTGTATTACGGTTATCATCTTTATCTAACTTCTTAGTTGAATACATTTGGAAGAAGTTCATATTTTTAATTAACCTACTATTCTTACCATCATTTTTCCTACCATCAATTAGACCGTTTTCCATAATGTTAAAACGTTTGGTATTAAAATACATTGCCTTTTTAAATGCATCATCTGACAAGTGGATGTGTGTATTATACCATTTGATTAGAAAGTCACGTTTGTCTTTAAAAATCATATCATACATACCTTGCAAAACTTCATCCCTTTTGGTAATACGTAAATCCTCATCATCACCTTTCGGTTCTTTTAAGTCTTTGAAGTAATCTACCAATAGTGGGAAATCTTTTGTACCACGTTTAGCAGTTGCTAAAAATTCATCATAAGTTATTGGGGTTAAATCAAATAAAGTTAAAAACTCATCTTCACTTAATGAAAAATCAATCATCTGATTCCTCAATAACACCAAAGACTTGTGACTCTGGAATTAGTAAATAATTCTCACCATTCATAGTAATAGTCCTTTGTGATACTGTCGCATCAACGGCCGCAAACATAACACGGTCTAAAGGTTTACACTGTAATGGATGGACTGTACCATCAATAGCAACCAAACCAGGCCCTACTGCCGCCACTGTTCCTGTAGATGATTTCTTTTCTGTTGTCAATACGATACCTGATGCAGTTTCATTTCCAGCCGCATCTGGTTTAATTAATACTTTATCCCCAATAGGGTACATTCTTTCAATTGCCATAATATATTTCCTTTTGTTTAAATTGCATAACCTTGTTCACGTAAACGTGCTTTCCAAGGGCCACCTTTCTTCTGTTCAGTATATTGTAAATCCACCCAATGGGCAGTTTCTCTGATTCCTGCTACTTTTGTTGGATCATTTTTCAATGTGAAATCTAACGCGTATATAATACGTGCCATTTGATCTTTTGATAAATTATTAATAGTCATTTACTTTACCTCCCTTACCACAAGCATCTACTTGCTTTAAAACTGCAGTTAATTGACCACAAAAGAAATTTAGTTTTTCTTCTAATTCCTTTGAACGTTGTAATTCATAAAAATATTTTGATTTATAATCTTCAGTATCTACACCAAAGAATTTTTTAGTTTTCTTTACTACATTTGTAAACATTTATTCTCCTTTTATAAAAATTATAGACATATTATACTACACAAAAAACCATTTGTCAAGCAGGTATTAAAAAAAACTATCCAAATTACTAACCCGAGCATCCCTAAATAAATCCAATTTACTACCTTTTGAGAACACCCATACATTTTCAATATAAGTTTTTTTCATATATTCACGTAATTCTTCTGGGGTGAATTTCATCTTGCCGTGTGGACGTTGCATAATCCTCATACCAACTTGTCCAACAAAATCATCCTTCATTGAATTAACTAATTCATCACCAGAGTGATAACGTTTACCGTGGATACGAGGATCCATAATATTAACTAATAAAAAACCATTATCACTCAATGCATCAAAACTATTTTTTGCGACTGGTAAATAAAAATCATCTCGCCATGATTCATATTCCTTAAATTTAGACCACGATTGGTCTTCTTCTTTATCACCACCTTCATTATATTTCTCTGTTGAAAAATAAGGAGGTGATGTAAATGCACAATCAATTTCATTTACATCATTCCACGGTATATTCTCTGCACCACTTCTATAAACTGTAACTGTTTTCTTTGTACCTATTTGTTTATAATAATCATCTTCATCTACAACCGAAATAATTTCATCACCTACGAGTTTTGAATACTCTTTTGCCATTATTTTATAGTTCTTAAATGTATTGGGGTTTGGGTCACAACCAACATACTCTTTAGCATTAGACGTCATAAACCCACATAACCTATCGCCCCACCCCATAGAAGTATCTAATACCTTTTTCGCATCACACATTTCGTATATAGTTCGAGCAACGTTTGGTTTAAATTGTGTTGCTAGATATGTACCTAAACGAAAGGCAGTTAAGTATGTGTCGTTTGTTAAATCACCACTAATAACTTTACCTTCTTCATCAAAATGACAATTATTAACCCCTCTCCATATTGCACCAAAGGCCTGCCATATTTTTCTAACACTACCTTCTTCCCATACAACAGCAGGCCCATCATGTGTAACAGATGAACACCTTGCACGTAATTTGTTCATAAAGTAATCTGATGCTGGGTTGAAAGTTGCAGGTGCGTCGATAACACCTAAACCATATGTGTCGAAATCATACTCATATTCATACTTTTCAATAATACCATTTTCAAAATTCTCTACAGGTGTTATTGTTTCAAAATAACTTGATGTACGAAGTTTATGAAATGTTTTAGACATTCTATCATAACCAATATCTTTAATTGGATATTCGGTTCTGTTATTGTGTATATAATGTGCAAGTGTTTCTCTGGCAATATCTTTACCATACTTGTCTGTTACGTATTTAAACTCAGATGAATTTAATATTGGTCGTCCATCGGATAAATGACCACCATAGTAATCATACAACTCATCATTGCATCTTATATCAACTTTACTCATAATATATTTTAATATTGGAGCACAAGGTCAGATTCGAACTGACGACTTTACGGTTTTGCAAACCGCCCCATTGGACCACTTTGGTACTTGTGCTAAAATTGTTTGTATATAATGTACAATATACTGTACACTATATAGGTTAATGTGTATAATGTACAATATACTGTACACTATATACGTTAATGTACAATATACTGTACACTATATACGTTAATGTATATTGTACTATACACATCCTGTTGGTTGAGGTAATCCACCGTACTTAGTAATCGGTTTCATCGGCCCAGTCAACCACTCTTTGAATAGAATCTTCTTATCAATGCCTATTAACTTCGCAAATGTTCTAATAGGTGGAACACTTGAATTCTCGTCATAGTATTCTCTTGCCTTTTCGATTTGCATCACTTGAGACTCTGATAACTCAATACCATCTTCAAGTGCCATTTCTGCCATTACTTCTAATGACCAAATTGTTGGGTCTTCTAAATATCCGTTTCCTGTTCTTGCTAACATATTATCTATACTCCTCTAGTTCTTCACGTGACTTCATACAATTCTTAAAGTCTTGTGTTTGTCTAACTGACTCTTTACCAGTTCTGATGTTTAGTGGATTTGATGCTCTTGTTGCTTCGATGTTTCCACCGAATGCTGGGCGATTGCCCCTTGTTACTCCATTACTCATTATATACTCCTTCATTTAAAAAATGGTGCGAGTACCGAGAGTCGAACTCGGATGCTATTTCTAGCGAGGGATTTTAAGTCCCTTGTGTCTACCAATTTCACCATACTCGCACACTTGGTTATTATTATACACCATTATAACAAATTTGTCTAGCAATTTGTTATATTATTTATCTATAGGTCATCTAGGTCAAAATCCTCATCTTTACTACTATCAATAGCGGCGATGTAGTTAACACTTTCAATTTCTTGTGGTGCAGACTTTACATTAGTAGAATCAAGATAGTTATCTACCCACGGTAAAGGGTTGTTACCCAATTCAAGTCCTAACTTCTTAGGATCAAGTCCAATATTAGTCATTCTAATTGCAAAGATATAATCCATATACCCTTTAAGAATATGTTCATTCATACCAATTAAAGGTGTACCTTTAGAGAATAGATACTCAACCCATTCCATTTCCTCATCATATGCCGTTTGGAACATTGCATAAGTTTCATCTTCCAAGTCGGCGGCAACTCTAGTAAAACCTTCATTGGGGTCTTCCCTAAGCATTTTAATTACACGTTGGAATACATCAAGATGGATCATTTCATCACGTGCAATTAATTTAAAAATGTTAGATGAACCCGACATTAACTTTTCGGGTTGTTCACTAAATGACCAATTAGTTACAAAGGTACAGAAGAAACGAATACCCTCAAACATATTCAGAACAAGAGCAGACTTGTAAATTGCTTCCTTAACCACCCTTTCATCAACTTCTGGAAATGGTACTTCACAACCAAGTTTTAATTCTTTACAAGTCTTATTAGCATCCATCTTATCGAATACAGTTGTTGCCCAATCAAATGCACTTAGAATAGAAGTAGCACGTTTTTGAATATATTTATCATCAATAATAGAATCAATAAACACATCAACATCATTGTAGATAGCACGAACCATTTCTGTATAGGATTCTGAATGAAGTAATTCATTATTCTGATGATTGGTGATATACAATTCCCATTCGGGGTTATTAGATATTCCTCCGTTATTGAACAGTTGAAGGGGCGCCCTACCTGCACAACTATCCAACGTAATAGCGAATTTAAGTCCTGCTTCATAAATGTGCCTCCCTGCTTCATCAAGTCCGTCGAAATGCTTTTTCTCTTTGGATAAGTCAATCTCGTTCTTTGACCAATTACCAATACTTCTCATTTCTTCTGCGAAGTCCATAATCCACTGATACTTAGGGTCGTGGAATGTTTGAATATTTCTGTTACAAGAATTCTCTCCTAAGAACAGACTTGTTTGTTTACTGTGTACAGTTTCACCTAAACTGAAAATTTTACAACCCATATTTTCCTCCTATTAAATTGCACAAGCACCAGACTCACAACCACCTGATGTTATATTTTCACTAATATTTTCTTTATCTTTACTTCTAATATAATATAAACTCTTTAACCCATATTTGTATGCAGTTAATATATCGCGTTTAACTCTATTTGAATCTAATACCTTACCTTCAATCTTTGTCAAGTCATACCACTGATTAACACTCATACCTTGGTCAATAAACTTTTGTAGTATTGCCATAAGTTTAATATATTCACTACTATCGTTATTTGGTAAATCCCAAGCCTTCATATAATACTTTTCTTTATCATGATCTGGTACTAAACTTCTAACTGTATATGATGCACTTTCAAATGTATCTGTTACTGATTGAATTGGATCAATACCCTGTGTACTATTACTAACTAAACTTGACGAAGCAGTTGGTGGAATAGCAGATAGTGCCATATTACGTAAACCGTGTTTTTCAACTTTCTTACGTAACCACTCCCAATCACATAATAGTTTATTATCGACTATTTGATCAACATTCTTATTATATGTATCAATAGGTAACTTACCAAGCGAATATTCACTCTTATCAAATGCAGTACACCTACCACGTTCTTTAGCGAGTTCCATAGATGCAGTAATTAAACCATATTGGAAACGCTCTGCCCATTTATGTGTTAATTCTTTTGCTTTAGTTGTACCTAACCTTGCTTCGTTCTTGGCAAGGAAGTGGGCAAAGTCACTAATACCAATACCTAAAAACCTATACTGACGTGTAGGATACTCGGCGGCATTTAATGGGTACACTTGTATATCAATCAAGTTGTCTAAAAACCTTACCATTAATCTTGTAAGTAAATCCATACGTGTAATATTTTGTAACTTACCAAAGTTAATACATCCAAGAATACATAATGATATCATACCATCATCTAAATCATAATCCTCAATATCATCATATGCATATTGTTTTAAACCATTAAACTTCATTGGTCTAGTTGGTAGAAAGATTTCAGAACAAAGATTTGTTTGTGTAACTGGCTCACTAAACATACCTTGTTTATTCATATTATCAAGGAAGTGTATATAGATGCGACCAGTACCAACTCGCTCTTTAACTAACTTATTAAAAATTTCAACTGCAGGTACTTTTGTTTTTCTAATACCACGTTTATTTTCATACTTCGAATATGCTTCATTAAAATTATCAGTATCACCATAATGTTCAAATAACTCAGGCACTTCTTCTGAACTAAACAAGGTAAAGTCTTCTTTCTTCATTACACGTTCAATAAAGATCGATGGTATTCCAATTGTATAATCAATAAACCTTGCTCGTGTTGTATTAGAACCTTGGTTATTTTTATACTCAAGTATATCCATAATCTCCCAATTGAAGATTGGGTAGTTAACTACCGTTGCACCACTACGTAATGCATTTTGTGTAAACTGTTTTGATACTGACTCAATTGCCTTTAATAGTGGTAGTGCTCCTGTATGTTTAACAGTGTTATTCTTAACAGGTGCTAGTATGCCACGGACTGGGCCCATATCAACTCCAATACCTGCTCTTTGACTTGTCATTAAACTTGTTGCATATTCTGTTGCTAGAATTGACTCTGCAGTATCGCCCATTTTAATTTTACAACACGAACTGAACATTTTCAATTGTGTACGTACACCAGAAATAACTGGCGTTGGTAGACTAATCTCATCATCCTTTAATGCATTATAAAAGTCAAGTATTAGTTTTCTTCTTCTAGTTGGTTCGTTAGCAAAAATAACCATAGGAATAATCATAAACGTTTCTTGTGGCATTTCTTGTAGAATACCACTCTTAACATCCCTAATTAAATATTTACTTTCCATCTGAACGATAGAAGCGTAACCCCTATTTAAATCATTATCATAATCTAAAAAATCACCAAACTCGACAATTTCTTCTTCGGTATATTGGTTTAAAATTTCTTTAGAGTAGATACCACTCTTAACATTCTTTTTAATGTAGTCTAAAAATGGTATAACTTTATTACCACCATACACCTCTTTCCTCATAGAGGTGACTAATAATCTACCTGCATAGATATCATAATCAGGTTCTTGTGGACTGATTTTTTCAGCTGCAGATTTAACAAGGGTTTGTTGTATATCCTTAGTTGATATTTTGTTAACGAATTTAATATGTGCATTAAGGGCAGTGTCAGACACAGATACATTTAAACCGTTAGAGCACCACTCCAACATATTATGTATCTTATCATATTCTAATGGTTCTAAATCACCACTTCTTTTCTTTACAAATATTTCACTCATTATTTCTCCTTATTACTAATTTGGTACTCGGTAGGGGAATCGAACCCCTCTTACAAGGATGAAAACCTTGGGTCCTAACCGATAGACGAACCGAGCATTATTTGGCGGAGCGGACGGGATTCGAACCCGCGACCCCCTGCGTGACAGGCAGGTATTCTAACCAGCTGAACTACCGCTCCGAATTTTTATGTTACTGACCCATTAGTGCATCTAGGACTGTTTGGGTGTCGTTTACACCTAAACGATCCGTGACTTGATGCCTTCTTGGTTAGGCGATTTCCATTAGGGTCTTTTTTATATGTAACGCCTGGGATTGGTGTTTTACTCATTATATATTCTCCAATTAATTAAACTATTATACTATACCTATTCAATAATGTCTAGCATTAAAGGAAAGATTTTAGCAATTTCTTTTGCACATTGTAATGCAACATCAATGTGTTCTTTCTGTGTACCATTTGCACTACGCAATTCAATGTAATGTACCCACGAACGAAGTGTTCCATTCATATACATTCTACTCATTGTACAACCTTCTGGCAATACAGCACGTGCTTGTTCCTTCGCAATACCATTATCAATTGCCCACTTGTATGCATCCTGTGATGCCATTAAAACATTCTCTTGGTACAAATCCCACGTGTTTTGCAATTCTTCATCATCAGTTACAATAGAGTTTTGTCTGTTCTTTGTATCTTGTAAACGTGCTTCACGTCTTACAAAATCGAGGTCCTTAGTAGGATCTGCATATCGTTGACTAAACTCTTGGAAACTAAAACTACGATGACGTAAAATTTGTCTACCAATATCACGTGTTGTTTCAATCTCCAAACATACACTAACTGTTTCTAATGGACTCCAATGCTTATGTTTAATAAGATACTTGATTAACTTTTCACTTGTTTCTTTATTAAACTGATTGCTAGGGTTGGAAACCCGAGCACAAAAGGCAATCAAGTCTTGTACATTCTCTAATCCTTCTTTGGTGAACTCTTCACCCGGCATAGAATAACTTACCGTTCTTACATTTGATTTATTATCTGTAATCAATTTTATCACCCTTTATTTAGTAGCTTTTAATTCTGGTTTCCACGCACTCATATATGAATTTGTTAATCTAATATATGTTGCCTTCTTAGGTTCAGTGTATTTAATACGTTCAATAACACCCAACTCTTCTAAATCATCTAATGGTTTTTCAAATGAATGAATACCCCAATCAGAATCTGTTTTTAATAAACCGTGTGCCTTTGCACATAGTTCGTGTAACTCAGTCCTACGAAGTGTTCTAATTCCGTGCAACCCAAAGAACCCCCATAACTGATTAACAATTTCTGCCTTCATAGTATCATTGTTAATTGTTACGTGTGTCTTACCGTGACTTTCAGTCACATTTAATTCATCTGCTGGACGCATTACTGGAACTTCTTCTAGTTTAGTTTTACTCATACCTTTTCTCCTATACATAATATTATACCTTTTCCCACGGCACATCTTTATCACCAAAGTGTCCGTAGATACAATTATCCGAATACCTATAAAAATCAAATAAGCCAAATGTAGTAATAATACCATATGGGGTCAAATCATTTTCATTTAATATTCCTTTCCTAATTGCTTCACTATCACCATCACTATCAACATAAACACTCATTGGTTCTTCTACCCCAATGGCATATGATAGTTGTATTGAGCACCACGAACATTGTCCTCGTGACACTGCCTTTTTAGCCAACCATCTACACATATAGGCGGCAGAGCGATCAACCTTTGTTGGATCTTTTCCACTGAATGCTCCACCACCATGAGGTGCATAACCACCATACGTGTCGACAATAATTTTTCTTCCTGTTAAACCTGCATCACCATCAGGGCCCCCAATAACAAAATTACCTGTAGGGTTTAGAAACAGTTTAGTCTTTGAAGGTGAAAACAGTTCACCCAACTCTTCTTTAATACTTTCTTTACTTAATTCACGTGCTTCATCAATATCCCCATCTGTATGTTGTGTAGATAAAACTACATTGGTCGCATATTTAGGTACACCATCTTCGTAACAAATACTTACTTGACTTTTACAATCAGGTCCTAATACAGTGGACTCTTTTCGTTTAAGATCTAGGTTTTGAAGAATACGATGACTATAATGAATAGGTGCTGGCATATAACTATCCGTTTCCGTACAAGCATAACCAAACATTATACCCTGATCACCTGCACCGAAGTCATCTGTGCCTAGTGCAATATCCCCACTTTGCGAATGCAGTCTATTTACAACTTCCACATTTGCCCAATGAAAACCACCTTGCTCATATCCAATCTGTTGGATTTTCCTTCGCACAATTTCCTCAACCACGTGTTCGCTATTTGCAAGACAACTATTCTTTATTTCCCCTGCAATTACCACATAGTTTGTAGTCACCAATGTTTCGATTGCTGTACGTGTAGACTCATCACCATTCCGTAGACTTACATCCACCAATGCATCACTTATTTGATCTGCCACCTTATCGGGGTGTCCTGCACCCACAGACTCACTTGTAAAAATATGTTGTTTGTTATCCATTCTATTTTCCTCTAATTCCTTCTTGCTCGTATTTGTCGTTCGGGTCGGAATGCTTTATTCCCATTCTGAACACCGAACGAACATTTAAAAAATTTTTACGTACATGATCCTTACTATATCCAAGTACAGTCTTACCCGATCCATCATTAAATATGACACACCATTGCTTTAATACAGGACGTCCCATCAATTATTATTTATCTTTATTATCGCTAGGAACTTTAACCAAATACTTTTCAGTTACCATACCATCATACTTTTCTACAGTTTCGAAGATATAGTCACTCATAACTTGGAGAATGATATCCTCATCTTTTTCGAAATCCACATGAGCAGATACATCATTTCTGATATAGTAATCATAAACACCCCGAGTAGTAACGGTATAACCTACCCCATTAACACATACATCATTCATCTATGCAACCCCCATTGTAACAAAAGGATTGGACGGATCATACTCCTTTAATGCAACCCTATACAACTTCGCATCCTTTTCATCCATCATTTCTGTAAATTCAATAAACTCAATTTCATCATACCCAACACACATATCCTTAGATAGATCAGGTACACCATCTTCACATAGTGGATGTACACCATTAAGATCACACCAACTACCGACACTCTGTAGTAAAATACCACATTCAACTGTAGAATTATTATCACTCATACACTTTCTCCTTTATTATCTAACTTCATTAATAACTCGATCCCTAACCACAATGCATATACCCCGATTAGGGCAACAAGCAAACCATATAGCGAATATGGGTATGCTATGTACACGAAAGAGAACATACCAAATGCTAGTAGTATAGAACCACCGAGCAAACCAACTATAGACATTATTTTATTCATATTATTATTATACCATACAAAAAGGGATTTGTCAAATTTTTGATCCGTAAAATTTTTTTGGATCTGGGTTTTTATGATCTGTAAAAAAATTCGGGGGGGGGTACTTTGTATTGTGTGTTTGGATATGTGTAGAAAGAGATATTAAAGATGTTGTTTTAAATCTGATATGAATCACCACTACTCATCTAACATATATACGTCAAGTTCAAATCACCATCCACATCACTATCCCATCCACACCTAACCCCACTACTCTAACCCTAACATAAACCCCTCGAGGAATTCTCTATCACCGTAACTCATACGTTCAAACAACGATTGATCCACGTCCATAAACTCCACAGCACCCTTTGGATTCATACGTCTGTCGGGGCCGAGGTTTGTATTTAAGGGGTAGAAAACCAACGCCTCGTCTACCACAGTACCTATCGATTTTAAGTAGATCATTCTACGATCAATAACCGTCATAGTAACCCCACTAAATCACTAGCAACAGAACGTATTTGATCAGTCTGTCCATTCTTATAGGCAACCACTAGGTTGTCTAGTTTAGTATTGAACACAGACAATGAACGCATTGCATCACGCCCCTCGATCATAATACTATCACTCAGCTCTTTTACGATCTTTAGTACGTTTGGTTGTAGTGTAGGATAATTGCTTACTACTTTTAGAGCGTCATCATTAGCTTTTATAAACAATTTATTATCTATCATAGTCACCTCATTCATAATATGATCATATTATACCATACTATTGATCATTAATGCAACTGTTTTATAGTTTATTTTCAAAAACATATTCCTGTTTTTCAATTTCCTTTTCGAAATACTCATCAGCAACCTTGTTTAGTATATCACCGATCAATGCAAAGTATTTACCAAACTCCATACAGGCATCAGCATCAACGTAGTTCCAATTAACTGATCCATCACTGTATTTGTTTTCAGTGAATGTAGTTGCTTTACGGATATAACTTTCAATTTCTGTTTCTAGGGTCATACTATTCAACCTCCACAAAGATAGGGGTGGCACCAGCAGGGCCACTGTTAACATATTTACTAATAATTGCAACCAACACGATCGCTATCATACCTGCTTCAATCATATTACACTCCTTTTTTCATTCAACATACTACGTATTATACACTATGATCGATCGTTTGTGTAACTATTTTCGATTTATTTTTCATAGTTTGGGTAATACTTCGCCCACCTCTTTGCAATCTCCTTAAAATATTCAATTGCTTCATCGGGGGATTGTTTGTCCGTATCACGTAGGGTTAATTCACCATTAACTAATGCGGCTACTGTATATGATCCATACTCAAGTTTTGAAGTCTGAATGTCTTCAAATACTAACTTTTCACTAGGATTTGTAACGTTAGGATATCCCATACTAAATAAACCCCCTATCTCTAGCAATACTTAACGGTGATGCACCTTGATCGTATTCAGTGAAATAACGTTCAACTGTAATATTATTTCTTAGAAATTTCATAAATTGTGTTTGACGTTTGCGATTAAACTTAAATCGTGCAACAAACTTCTTAGTAGTATCTGTCTTATAGTAAACATAGGCACCATCTCGCACCAAGTTTTTTGTAGTGAATAATGTCATAGTAACTCCATTTCTTATTTAATATACTATGATCATACACTATGATCGATCGTTTGTGTAACTATTTTCGAAAGAAAGTTATGGGGTCTAGGCATGGTGGCCGGCACGGTGGCCGTCATGTGGTTTGTTTGGTGTTATATGGGATAGATCATAATGATCGTATAACAGATCAGCGATCACTATATATTGGGGTTGGGGTGTATAGTGATAGTGATCTATTGTAAGGCTAAAAGGTTTGGGTATTCTTACTTTGATGGGTTGGGTTGTTATATTACTTTAGGGGTAGAGAAATATATTACTTTAGGGGTATATGGTCTACTTTTATTTTCCCAAGAAAAACCACTATTCACCACAAAATACCACCAATCAATGAAATCACCATCCATCATCTATATCATATCACCATCCATCATCTATATCATATCACCATCCATCATCTATATCATATCACCATACGTCTACCATATCACCATACGTCTACTATAAACACTATCGCATGGTTTCTTGGTTTATATCGCATTGATACATACGATACATTTTAGCATCTAGTTCTTCTTCACTTAGTTCACCCATACAAGCACAACCATGTTCTACTAATACATCAATCCAATAGGCATACTCTAGTTGTTCTTCTAATGAAAGCATTTCTTTGAAATATGCTTCATTGAATTTATCGTCTGGTGTCATCTGTTATGGTGTTGTTTGCTTTTAATATACTCTTTTACTATACCTGATCTAACAATATCGTCTACTGTAAATTCGTTTAGGTCAAACCATTTAGGCATCTTTTCAAGTACATATAAAAATTTATCAATATCCTTTTCAGAGTTCTTTTGAAAATCTGTCTGGCAAGTATCACCACAGAATATAATCTTAGAACCCTTTCCTAATCTGGTTATAATAGAGTCTGCTTCGGCAGATGTTAGGTTTTGGTATTCATCTACTATCACAATGGTTTCGTCTAGTGTTATACCTCTTACATATGAAGTTAGCATAAAATCTACAATGTTATTCTTTTTCATCAATCCATAGGCGTCACCTCTATTAAACAATTCATTGCATATTCCAATGTAAGGAATTTCATAGATTGCTTGTTTTTCTTCTAGTGTTCCAGGCAGGTGTCCTATATCTCTGGTGGCAACTGCAGATCTTACAATAACAATCCTTCTGTAGTTTTGTTTGGAATTAAGGATTTCATCAAATGCTTTGTATAAAGACATAAAGGTTTTACCTGTTCCTGCTGAACCTGATAATACCTGCGATTTACCTGTGTCGTAATTGTTGAAGAAAGTTGTTTGAGAATCAGTTAATGGGACTACTTTTTGTAGCTCTAGGTGTTGTTTGTTCATCAGTGCTTTTGCTGAACGGATTGTACTCTTCTTTGCCATATTATAAAGGCCCTTTATGAGTTAAATTATAAATTATTTATAAAAAACCCTCAATTAAGAGGGTTAGAGTGTGTTATTTAACGTTCATCGGGAAGTCATAGTTTGACCGTCTAATGTTTGGATAGAAGTTCTTGTACCATACAATTCGTCCGTCACGTTTGATTGCTACTGAATTACAGTAATAAGTATCACCGCGTACTTCAGCCGCTCTATATAATAACCAACACGTCTTTACATCTTTACATAGATATGTACCAGATGGCCCATTCCATTTATCAACATCCATAGTCACATTAGCATATGCGGATGATACAATCATTGTTGATAATATTGTCCATAGCACCAGTGCTGAAAAAATACCCATTGCACGTTTACTCATTTTATCCATAATTTAATTTTCTCCACTTGTTTTTGACAAAAATAGTTTCTATCTTCTTGTGTTATATAAAACGCAAATACTAAAGCACTTGCCATCATTGTGTTAATTATCCAAAGTTCCATTCTTATTTGTGGTCTTTATATGTTTGGATAAATGCTTTAAAAAATCTATATGCTCTTGGTAAAAGGCAATGCATTTTCCACATACCATATAATGCGTTTATATTATCTCCAATATTCATCGTTTTCTCCTTGTTTTTCCTCAAATCTAGTCACAATAGTGATGTCCCCTATTTAAGAAAACATCACTATAATCACTAAACTTTACTTAGTTGGAAAGTTATATTGTGAACGGTGGTCATCATAGTTAGAACCAAACATATCCCCATCGTCATCAATTTCATTTACCATATTAGTAAACTCAGTTGAAAACCAACGTGGGTCAAAAAAGTCGTATCCATTATATGCGAACATACCATTGTCGTATTTATTATCATCACTTAACGGAAATTCCATATCGTTATTTGCACCAAAAAATGCGTTTGCAGATACAGACACCATAAGTGCCATAATTGTCATTAAAATTTTCTTCATTTTCACTTCTCCTATATTATATAAAATTAATCCCAATACCCATTACTTTCATTATAAACAATCACATCCTCATCTGTGATCTGTGGGCATTTCGTCTCGGTTACTTCATAAGTGGTATCAACAAACCACGTTCCGTTATAAAACTCTGCAATATAATCAGTTACACCATTTGCAGATGCATTAAACGCTACTACAGTCATAACCATTGCAATAAACATATTCTTCATTTTCACTTCTCCTATTAAATAATAAATGGTTTATTTTATAAAGGTCAACCATCATTAAAACCTATTCTCACTTCTATTTATACAACTATATTATAATATTCTAATATAGTTTCTTAATAAAAAGGGCTGACTTTAAACACCAACCCTCTTTATATAACTCTAGTTTAACTTATTGTTTTTAATTAAAAAGTTACTTTAAGTTTAACAGATGCAACACCATCAACATTTTCAGTCTTTGAGTATGCATATTCCATAATACCACGTTCCAATTTACCAACATATGTAGTTGCATCATTTTTATTGATGTACTTACCTGTCACAGTACCTAAAGTTGATGCAGTTGTTACCACAACACCATTCAAGTCCTTACCGTTAGTAGCATCAGAAATATCACCTAATACACCATCATCTTGTGTAATAACTGTCGCATCATTTACATCAATCATAACACCAGTCACATCAAAACCACCAGCAGTAGTTGTAGCAACAAAGGCAGTATTACGACCAACAGATGTATTTTGTGTTTCTGTAGTTAAATCAACACCTGCAACATCAAGTTTTGCAGTTACAAAACGATCTGAATTTGCAACATTTTGTACACTTAGATCAACACCTGCAACGGTTACAGAAGCATCTACAGTCGCATTACCATCGCCTGATACTTGACCAACACTTACACCAAAACCAGCAACATCTGTACCAATTTCAAATTGATTAGCAACAGCAGATTTCTTTTGCAATACACCAGAACCATTTTGTGTTTTATAGTTACCCGCTTTAAGGTCTAAACCCTCAACACCCGCTTCAACAAATACCTGATTAGTAGTTACAGTAGAACCACCAGTCAAGTCCTCCATCATTACAGTTACCTTAGCACCTTCAGTTGAACCAACCAAAGTTAGGTCTAGGTCTTGTGCAAAAGTGGCCGCTCCACCGTCAGTCCAAGTGCCTTCATAGTCACCAGTAATACCAAATTCAGCGTTAGCAGTCATAGATGTAGCAACAACAGTTGCCATTAAAATTTTCTTATACATAATTTTCCTTCATTAATTAAATTATAGCAAACATATTATAACTCTTTAATATATTTACTTAGATATATATAACACATTTTTCGTATTTTTGCATAAAATTTGTTGTATTTTCGCAACATACAATTTTAGTTAATATATGGGTATATTATACCATACTAATATTAAAAAGTCAAGTTTTTATGTAATTATTTTCTACTCATCCCACAATGGTCGTCATCAAAGAATGCTTCAGAATTGATTGATTTATCATCAATATACAAGTCATATGACGGTTTATTGTTCATAAGCAATTCGTCGTACTTAGCACCCCATATTTCTAGTTGCGAAGTTGTTATTTGTGTAAAATCAACACCACTGCGACCACCACGTGCTGTCCAATATGTTATATGATTTCCTTTGTCATATAACGTATTAATGCGTTCTATACGTTCCTTTATAGGTTTACATTTATTGTACGGAAACCCACCAAAACAAATAGTTTCGTCAATATCCACAAATATTCTCATTATTGTACCCTCACTCTAGTTCCAATTGCACCAACTTCAATAACCTTTTCACCAACAGATTCAAGTGTACGTTGTATTTCAAATGCATCACCACGATCTACAATTAGTACCATTCCAATACCATTATTGAAAACCTTTCTAAACTCAAACTCATCAATATTACCATATTTCTTAATAAACTCAAACATATCGTTTTTAGGCTCTGCATCGTGCCATACTGGTCGCAAATTAATATCTTCACCTAATAAGCGATTTACGTTTGCTCTGCCACCACCCGTGATATGGGCAATTCCGTGAATTGACGTCTTATGTTTCTTTAATGTATGTAGGATTGAATTAACATATATTTTAGTAGGTTTCAGTAAATCTTTAAACAAATCTGTAGGTATATCCTCATTAGGAACGTTTTCAAGTACCTTTCTAATCAAAGTATAACCATTAGAGTGAAAACCACTTGAAGCAAGTCCTAACATAACATCACCATCAGAAATAGCAGTACCATCAATAAAATCATCCTTAGGACAGGCACCTACACCAAAACCAGCAACATCAAACTCACCCTCACCATACATATCACCCATAATAGCAGTTTCACCACCCAATAGTGGCACATCACCACAAAGATGCAGACCTGTATTAATACCAGCAATCAGATCCATAGCGTCCATTTTAGTCAAATCATTTACTGCAAGATAGTCATTAAAAAATAAAGGTTTAGCACCAGTGCATACAATATCGTTCATTACCATTGCAACAAGGTCAATACCCAAATTACTAATACTCACACCTGGCTCATCTTTATAGTCATTATATAACATAACTTTAGTACCTACACCATCTGTAGATGATATTAAATAATCCTCACCAATATCAAATGCACCACCAAAACCACCTAACCAAGGCATTTTCTTGGCCAATCTTGCATTAAAAACATCCTGCTCGTGCAGGTCTACTCCACTTTCTTTATAATTCATCCCATTTTCCTATTGGGCAATCAGATGATCGTATTCTTGCTTTAACAAGTAACATACAACCACACAAATTGCAATAATTTATCCAACCCCTATTTTTAAGGTCTCGGACGTGTTCACACTCCTTGCATACTGCAAGTCGTTTCTCTTTTAATTCTTTTGTTTTCTTTTTATGATATTTCTCAAAATTTGTCTGCGACATTTTTATCTAATCTAATCTCTTCAAATATAGGCAGGAAAAGTGATTTTTTATCTTTGTTTTTGTCTTGTATCACTTCATTGTATTTCACTGTGATGATTTTACCAACAATATCACCTGCAACCATTTTACGGTCTTCATCATTGAATCCTGATCCAACGTGTACCTCTAATCCACCATCAGCACTCACGCACGTAACAGAACCCATAAGACCCTCAATACGTCCTGTTCCTTCATTCCACTCAGTCACTAACAAATCTGCTTCAAGTTCTGCTTTCATCTTTACTTGATATTTAGAACGTTTATCTTCCCAAGGGGAGTCACCATTCTTTACAATAACACCCTCTTCACCATCACTTAATGCTTCATTAAATAATAGTTGTGCCTGTTCAAAGTTATCAACAAAAGCAGTAGTCTGTATTTCAATCAACTGTTTATCAAACGTATTACTAACCTCATCCATACGTTGACGCAATACATCTAACCTATCAAAATAAGGTATATCACACCTCAATGCCTTAAAATCATCTAAAGGAATTAAATCCCAAGCAACCAAACGCACCCTTTTAACTTCCTCTTTACTTATTGTACCTTTAACTGCTTTATTTAAAATACCATTACCAGTCTTACGATCCAATACATATTCTAAGTTCTCATCAAGTACAACCAATTCACCATCTATAACTGCAGACCTGAACTGGTCTAAAGTAGCACCGCTTGGTTTTGAATAAAAAACACTACGCACAACCTCATCAAAATGACCGTGCAATTCAATATCCTTTCCGTTTCTACTACGTATCTCAACATTACCATTTGCGTTCATAATAATGTTTGCTCTCATACCATCGGACTTTATTTGTACAATTGCAGGGTATTTAATATGTTTGAAGTTCTTTTCATTATATGCACTGGCAAGCATACAAGGGTATTTTTCAATAAAACCTTTACCATAAGCCTTATTAACTGTGCTTACATTTACACCACATTTAAGATCCTTCCCAATAATACGTGTAACCACATCTGCGTCTTCAAGTGTCAATGTTTCCAAAACCATTTTTAAATGGTCACGTGCATCATTACCAGTCACAACCCTATCAGATAGCATTTTTAATTTACCCAATGCCCAATCCAAGTCTAATTTTTCAGTAGTAACATCAAATATAAAATCAGGTATTTTGCGAATATAATATTGTGTATATGGGTCTAGAGTAGCCTTAACCACACGTTCAAATAATCTATTATCTAAGTTTTCTTCTAAAACATTAATCTTAAATAACCTTCCATTATCACTTTCTAACTCTTTTAATATTTCACTTACACTTTTAAGCATTAATCAACCTCACTTTGGTTAATCCACACACTACAATTAATAGCAACATTACGTGAATCTTCAAAATACACATCTAAATCAACATTATCATATCTAACACCAATAATAAGTTCTTCGCCGTGGTAATTTTCAGTAGTCATAATTTCCATTTTATCCACTGAAAAATCCTCTACTTCAACTTCTTCCTCTAAAGCAAAGAAAGTACCTTTATCTGCAGTTTCGTAAGTCATAATATACTTGTGACCTGCATAATCATCTTCCTCATTAGATGGTATATATGTTTCATTTAATTCAGTTGTTCCAATTTCTTCATTTTCAAATACCATTTCACCATCAACTTGTACATCCAATTTAGCACTATCAAGTGTACAAACAGTTTCATGTATAATAATATTATCTGCATCCCAAATTGCATTGTGGTATTCACCATCTTCCGATTGTAGAAAACGCATTTCCATAGGAATAGAAACAGAAACATCTTCGTCATCCCAACATAAACAATAATCAGTTAATTCGTCTTCCCTATCTTTCCAATAGTCGTATTGTGCTTCAGTAATAGGAATATTAACTTCCTCACCACCATATCCCCAGATACTAACATCATTAATTTTATTTACCACAATACAATCTCCTGTTGTCTAATTACATTTTTATGACCACCACCACCTGTTTTAAACAATGGTGTACTTAAAATTCTATGTCCCTGACCATCACATTTAGGACATTCGCCTGGTTCTTTGTACTCAGAAGATGGTCGGTTCATTTCAAACACGGTGCCACACTTTTCACATCTATATTCATATATCATAACAACAATAATCCTAAACTAAAAATTAAAATTTGTGGAGCGAAGTTCAATAATATTGAATTTTCTTTCCACATTAAACCAACTACTGTCCAACCAATAGCACCAATTAAATGAACAATAATATTGATTGGATACATGTCTAAAGTATGAAGAACAATAGCAATTAAAACCATTGTTGCAGAAAAATACTTTAAATAATATACCCACCTATGATTACACTCATCCCTCATTAAAAATCTCCAATAACATCCATCAAGTTTTGTAACTTATTCATCACAAAATAATTATATAACTTTTTCCTAGCACCTTTTGGTTCTTTCTTAAATGCGTTGAGAATATCATTTTGTAACAGTTCAGGCACTTCATCGAATTGTGTCAAACGTGAATTGCGTTGCCACCTTTCCATCATTTCTTCGTTACCTTCACAAATTTCTTCAGGTGTTTGTGTTAACCACACTTCAAGTTTCTTTTTACTGATTGGAGTTTGTCTAATACCTTCCACAAGAAAATCATCACCACTTAAAAAGTTTGGGATACCATCACCACGGTCACCTCTAATAATATGTTCTTTAGCATACCCAATTGGATCTGGATGTCTTACCCATTTCTTCTGCATAGGTGAATACTGTCTAACATTTTTGTACTTATGCAATTGAATAAAATCCTTATCACTAGATAAAATAAGTATCTTTTCTTCCATATGTTTATACTTACTTAATACACCAATAACGTCATCTGCTTCAGCGGCCATCACGTCAATGGTTTTATATGGAAAGTTTTCTTTTAGTTCTGCCTTGATTTTATCAAACCAACCAAACAAAATGTCCCAATCAAATGCCGATTTATCACGTCCACTTTTTCTTGCGTGTTTGTAGTTTGGAAACACATCACGTCTCCAATAATGACGTGAATCAATACATAATACCAATTCACCATATGTTTTACCAAACTGTTTACGGTATGACCTAAGTGTATTTAAAACCATATGACGCAACAAGTCTTCACTTACATCATTCATTGATTTGGCATGGGACATTAGACCACCAACCATCACTTGTGAATAATCAACTAATATCATTGTTCCAATACCTCCATTAATAATTTTCTAAAATCATCCATATCCCTTACCTTTACATCTTTAATTTCAAGGTCAGCATCATCACTAGAAAATATTAATGATCCAATTTCTAATCCAAACCCATCAGATGGTGGTTTTGTTTTAATTTCTTTTTTCTTATTTGGTATTTTTTTCTCTACCACTTCTTTTCCTTCATCAGGCATTTCATCTAAAAATTCCATATTATTTCCTTAATATAAGACCATCATCGAAACCACCAAATTGTTCACGTTTAGACACACGTGCATTAATAACCTCTTCTAATGTTACATTATTAATTTCCATTAATTTTAAAAATACTTCATACACATCTGCATATTCAGTTATATCTTTATAACCACTTTCTGCAAGTTCATCCAACTCTTCATAAATTTTAGCAACCACGTATTCTTTGAAAACATCTGGAGTAGTTTTTGGGTCTACAACAAATAACCTTTCTTCAGGTATAATCTTTACATAGTTATCTCTAATCAATTTCATTATAATTCACCCAATTCCTTAATGAATTGCTCATTCACATCAACCACTTTCCATTCTTCAATCTGATTATATAAAGCACCACCCTGTTCTTTTAGTTTATCAAGTTCATCTTGACATAACGTGTAAATAGGCATTCTAATAAGAATGTCAATGGTTTCATCATCCTCATTTAGGACTTTTAATTCATCTTTAATTTGTTGTTTGTTTTTGTTATTAAATTCAATATCACCTTTAATCACGGCTTCAATAAATTTAATTTTAGACATTAATAATTTTAAATCGGTAGTACCTTTATCAATTAACCAATTATAACGTTCAGTATATTTTGTTAAACGGTAGTTACAAAAGTCTTTAATAATATCAATAGTAGTATCGTAAACCTTTAACTCATTTTTATCATTAATAACCGTTAGATTTTGATTTAACTTTTTCTTTAGTTTAAATGTATTAATTATCTGATTTGGTGTCAGTGACTTACCACGTTTAAGTGTAATGTCAAACTTAAAACCAGATGAATCGCACTTATCTGTATATGATACCAACTTACCTTCATTTTCAAGTTTATCTAATAAATTAACATACGTTTCCCTATTATAACCAATAGGCACTTCTGTAATAATTAATTTAGTTTGACTTTTTAAATTAAATTCACCTTCACAATAAATATCACCATTTACTTCACTAATAGTACCTTTGAATTCTGGGTATGATGGTAATAACTTACGTTTTGATATGTCCTTACCTTCAAGATGTGCTTTACACAACTTAGAAAGGTCTTTAGGGTTATGTGGTTGAATTTCAGTCGCAAAACCAACAGCAATACCTTTAATTCCATTAACCAACACCCAAGGTATAATCGGCAAATAAAACGCAGGCTCGGGGTCTTCGGGGTCGACAGAGGGGTCTGTCACCATAGTATCAGCAAAATAACTTTCAAAGTTTTTATGGGTTTGTACATAGGTATATCTGGCGGCAGCTGCCTCTGGCACTAACCTACTACCAAATGACCCCTCACCCCTTAGTAATGGAACGTTATTACTGAAAGGTTGAACCATCTTTGTAATTGCTTCATTTAGCGATGCATCACCATGATGGTAATTTCCCTGACTAATGGTGTTACCACTTAACGAAGCAGTCTTAATACGATTAGTTTTTGCAGTTTTAAGTGCAGTATATAAAATCTTACGCTGTGACGGTTTTAACCCATCAATCATATTAGGAATTGCACGACTATACAATACATACTTAGAGTAGTCACGGTATTGTGTGTCTATCAATTGTGTTACATTCATAATATATTCCTCATTCAATACTTCGTATTATACCCTAACAACCAATGTTTGTCAAGCATACTAATTTAATAACCATTGTTTTCTAGGTATTGAATTCTTTCCAAATGCAGTTTCTAAACTACCAGTGGCACCACTATCATAATCAATAGTTTCTGTCACAGGGTTATTAATCATTAAATCATATTCTTCAACAGAAAGACTTCCTAATCCTTTATTGTATTCAATTTTCCAATCACTACCTAAACTATCATCAGCAAAGTCTTTTAAATCATAATATCGTTTAACCTTTTTCTTATTCTTAGCAATAACAATTGGTGATTTGATGAATAAGATACGTCCATCATCAAACAATTCCTTCCAATTAGAAAAGAAATTAACCAAAAGGGCCGCAATACTAAAACCGTCATAATCAGCATCAGCAAGGATACCAATCTTTCCATAGTTCAAGTCATCTGCAGGTTCACCAAGTTCAAGACCAATTATACTCATTAACTCGGATAACTCTTTGTTCTTCATAATATCAGTTGGTTTCAATTCCCTCACATTACGTGGCTTACCCCTCAACGGAAAACCACCGTGAATAGCAGTTTGTCTTACGTTAATCAAGTTACTAATAGCAGACTGTCCTTCAGTAATGAATAGTATCTTATCCTCAGTGTTTTTACCACTAGCACTAATATGACTTGCAACCTTTTTCTTTTTAGCAGTCTTTTGTGCTTTACGTAATGCACGTGCTTCAGCAAGTTGTTTCTTTAATAATAATGCTTCAATGATTGGTTGGATAAGTTCTTCATTTCGCATAATACGATTGATGAATTTATCATCTGTTACACCTTCAAAGATTGGTTTAATTTCATTAGCATTATTAGTTAAACGCTCTTTTGTTTGCGAATCAAACTTTGGGTCACCAACATCATTTGTAATAACTACAAACAACAGACGGTTCTTAATGTCTGGTACACGAATGTCTAATTTATGTTTCTTTTTAATTGCGTCCTTTAAGGCTCCAGCGACATCACTACTAACAATATCGCAATGAACACCACCACCAAAAGTGTCGATTCCGTTAACAAAAGAAATATATTCTCCACTTTCTGACGGAATAACTGCGACCTTGAAAGTAGATGTTTCGCAAATTTCATATGTATCTCCTATCTTTTTTAGGTATTCTTTGAACGTACCTGCTTTAACAAGACGACCATTGAATTTGAATTTGATTTGTGGGAAACATACTGCAAGGTCTGTTACACGTTTTTCAATCAAACTCATATGGTCGGCATCAATACCTTTCATACCAAGTCTATCAAAATCAGCAAAATAACTTACTGTTGTTCCTTGTTTGTTTTTTGTTTCTGATACCTCAGTATCAATCTCACTCATATTTTTGCTACACTGTAGACGGAAGTGTTTCTTACCATCGTCAGTGTGAGCAATAAACTTCTTTGATAGAATATTAACTAATGTAGAACCAAGACCGTGTGTACCAATAGAAACGTTACCCACACCATCATCAAAATTCGCTCCTGCACGTAGGTTTGTGAAAGCAAGTTCAGACTGTGTTTTACCACCTTCCGACTCTTTGACTGGTATTCCTCGTCCGTTATCCTCAATTGTAATTTTTCCATTGTCATCAACCCTCACCTTGATTTCATTAGCATACTTAAAGTTTGTACGAAAACCTTCATCAATACAATTACTGATGATTTCATCAAATAACTTGAGGAATGCCGGTACAACTTTGACTTTTTTCTTTGCGATACGTCCATCTTCCATTACCCATTTGTCGTGTTTACCAATAGTGGTATCACCAACATACATCCCAGGCCGATGAAGTACGTGTTCTATCTCAGATAGAACCTTAACGTCGTTTTTTCTCATTTATAGTAGTTTACCTGCAACCATTGTATCTGTAACAAAACTTGTAACAGTGTCAAGTCTAAACGAACGAAAACCGTTTGCTTCAATATCAAATACTGCAACCACTTCTTCGTTTACTTTGCGTTCTTTTTTAGGTTTATCAGATGTAAATTCAGGTAATAGTGTTGGCATCAAAGTACCTTTCATAACACGTTCTGAACCATCTTTTTTAGTGAATGTAATTGTTGCAACCTCATTTTTCAATGCGTTTACAACATTTTCCCTTACTGTTGATATTTTACTCATAATATAACTCTCCTTTATTTAATGTATTTCTCTATTTAACGAGGACATTATACCACAGTAGATTACATATGTCAAGCGAAATAATTAGTATATATACCAATTAATGATGTTAATAGGAATGCCCCCTGCATAACTAAAAATGGTTTCATTTTCTTCTCAAACCCCATATGTATCATACATAAGTTTGATATTAAGAAAAACCAAAATCCTATAGGGTTATTTACTGCAATAGTGAATGCACCTAGCAGTCCAAAAAGCGAACCAAAGAACTCATTATTTAGTTTTATTTGCACGTTCTTCCTTCATTTTCAGTAACCTTTTCATACGTTCAGACGGTCCACTTCCACCATTCTCATTAGTCCAAACATTCCTACCTAAATGGGTTAGTTGATCGTTATGACAATCGCAATCTGCACCACAATCTTTATCAATCTTCGGTGTCGATTTCAACTTCAGCCTCCCAATCAAATTCATCATATCTGCCAATAACAACTTCACCACGTTCAATATCTCTATACACAGATATAATACCCTTTTCATGTAGATCTGAAATTACAACATTCACCCCAGCGGCGACGCCTTCTTTTCTTCCTTGTCCATATGAAAAATATGCAGATATAATAACCATACCCACCATCAACATTTGCCATGTTTCTATATACATATTTTGCTCCTTAATTAAGATATTATACTATAATACCATATAAAAGTCAAGTTTTATAGGTAGTATGACCTACAATTATTATTTGCAGTAAAATGACCCTCTCTTTCAACACCATCTGTATTATACCCATTGGTAACATCACTATCATCCATAAAGAAATAACCATGACCAGATGTTTGTTCAATTCCATTAGGTGGTGTGAAAAATAGTTCGAAAACTTGACCACCTGTCCATTCTCCATAATACATTAAAATTGGATAATACGTGTCTGCAACCAATGATATATTACCAGAAACTGAATATGGTGGATGTAAACCACCATTACTAATAAGTGAGTTGCTAATAGTAGCACTACCCTCTAAATCACCATATGTAGTACCAGAAGAACCAATCCATAAATACGATGCATCATCACTATGTAGTCTAAAATTATATATACCAGTGGTACTTGCTCTAAAGTAACCAACTACTTTATATGAATATTTATTACCACCTGAATTATGGTTAATACTATGCCACCTTGTTGTTGAATTAGGAACAGCAGTATCAAACCAACTTATATTATCATTAAAATAACCATTATATAAAGATGCATCTAACCCCTTATTACCCATTGTAAAATTAGTCCATACGGCAGTAACCCAATAATATGCATATTGGTTATTAAACAAACCCTCTGCACGTAAATCGGCTTCATACTCTTCAAAATACATACGGTCTTCATCTTCAGTATGGGGAACCTCCCCCACTAAATGTTTAATTCCCTCTGTATAATCAGTAGGTGATGTGATACCAAACCTATAATAATTACTACGATAAATTCTATAATAATCTGGTGTTGGATATGTTCTAGCATTAACACTTGTCCCCCATTGTGGTGCTTTCCACTCAATCATAGTTTTCCCATATTGATTGGTATAACCATATGCAGATGAAGGTCTACTGTTTGTATTTTGTACAGAAAAATGCTCAGGGAAAGTGACCTTCAAATATTTACTAGGGTCAATTAACGTTCTATGATCCTCTAAATGATGTGTAAGTCCATATCCAATCCAAAATAAACGTGTTTGTCGCCCCCTACGTTTTTTTCCGTTAGCACTCAAATCATTCCACTCAATACGTTCGGTGTGTACTGCTGGCATGACTGTGTCGTTGTATATTGTTGGATAGTGATACATACTATCACCTTCATACAATATTTGTTGTTGCACAGTGGCTTGTGTATGCATAGAAGGCCACCAACTATGATAATCTATATCCCACACATTTCCCGGCTCATGCAACACATAATAATACGAATTGTTACTGTAAGACCAACACTCTTCCTCTGTTATATCCACACCATAGACATTGTTAATGTAAGACCAATACCAATTTACTTTATTACTACTATAATAACACCCTCTACCTTGCCAACTAGAAAATACCTCGCATTTGGTTTGGGTACTAAATGCAGGTGAAAGCTGTCCATTATATCTATCAGCCATAACTTCTTGTCCATTAGCACCTAGACACATAGTTGTACTATTACTTTCGCAGGATGCTTGGTCTGTATATTGGAAATCAGAGCACCTACTATCTAAAGCACCATCATACCAATTTATATCAACAAATGGGTCACCATTAGGCATATGGGAAGTTGTATATGAATAAGTGCGTGGACCTTCAATTTCTTTAAGTAAATAAAAAGGTGTATCATATGTTCCTTCTAACCACATAGCACCCATAGAAGTACAGGATTCATTTGAATTTTCACTTAACCTTGGTTTACTAAAATCATTAGTATAACAACCAGTAGGTGTAAATAATGGATATTTTGCAGATGTTCTAAAACTTTCTTTTTTATCCAAAAATATCTCACATTTGGGTAATGTTGTATTTTTAATTAAACTATAATAATAATTATAACCATGTTCGTTTAAAATATAAACATTGGGCTCATCAAGTGGTATTACTAGATTATTATATAATACAATACTAACATCAAGTGAAAAGTTAATATTAATTTCAAATATTTCACCGACGTTACCACCCCAATCTGATATTTCAACATCTAATGGTTGTCCAGAAAAGAATAATCTTATTACACGGTTAATTTCTCTATATGTCTCTGCATCATATAAGGCCCTATCAACCAACGAGGTAGCCTCTTGTGCTCCCTCAACAGAAGTAACCATAGAAGTTATATCATAGTTTTTTTGTGAGTTTCCTGTACCAAAGTCTATTACTTTACCATTCCACTCTTGTATAGGATTGTAATCAAATATATTACTCATAGTATTATATTTAGGTATTTACATAGTTGATTGTAACTTTGCAATGTAATAAGCGTCTACGATATCACTTATTGGAGATGGTACACCATTATCAATTTTTTGTTCTAATATTTCATCAAGGTTTACACCAGTTTCTTTAACAAATGCTTCATACATTAATTCTTTACTGGCGTTACCTTTATCAGTAGCGAATTTCTTAATGGCAGATGGAGCATGAATATCAACACCCCACTCCTCAATATATTGTAAATAATATTTAAGAATACCAGTATTTTCACCAATGTTGAATACTTGACCTTTTGCCCCCATAGCATAACCCTCAAGACCTAATGAAACTTCATCATCCTCAGGCCATTCATTAAAAATAAAATCGCGGGTTATTTCTGCTAGGCTAGAAAACCTTTCAGTGTTGTTTTTATATGTAGGGAGGATAACACCTTCTATTTGTTTATTAAAAGGTTGTGCGAATTTCTTTTTACCAGTTACGAAAATAAACTTACAGTTTTCATACTTAAATTCACCAATACAAACACATATTGCAGGTGATGTCATTGAGTAATCAATACCAACTATCATATTTCCTCATCACATTCAATACAAACATTCGTACTACCACAAAATGGGCACTGTTCTTGTATTTCATAATGGTCTTCATCAAGCTCATGTTGTATAACACATGATGCAAGACATTCATCACACTCTATAGAAATTTCAATCATTGGGTCTTCCTTGATATATGTTAATTAATCTTATTTATAACAAGAATTAACAAGAACAGTTAGGATACCATCTGGCAGCCCCTATATTATGAACATTATTGAAATTATAAGGTGTTCTTTTTAATTTCTCAAGTACCTCTATTGCAGTAATACCATTAGTTGAATATAACATAATAGGTGTATTTTTAGTAAGGTTATTATTACTATTTAACCAGTTATCAATATCTTTTGCAGGCACATTAATTGCATTGTGTACCATACCACCAGATATAAAATCAACTGGGTTTCTTAGGTCAATAATAATACCACCAGAATCAAATATTTCTTTTAATTCATCACAAGTTTTTTTACTTCCTTCAATATTACCATATACTTGTCTATAACGTTCTCTTTTTACTTCCTTATGTTTAATTCTTTTTGCAGATTGCTTATAAAAAGCATCCATTACTTTATTAAAAACACTCATACTATAACCATCCTTTTCCACTCATCATTTCATTTGTCTGTCTTACTGCAATATCCCTATCTGGTTCTGCGAATTTACTATGTGATACACTAAACTGTCTTTTCCATTTCTTAGCACCACATTTACAAGGCTCTAAATCTTCTGCCATTGTTTTTGACCACTTCACGTTTCTTTCAATTATTTCACCACATTCTTCACACTTAAAATCAAAAAACGGCATATTATTACTCCCAATTACCTTTATTAAGTATATCTTTCATAAGAAACATTTCACCTTCACTTTTTCTATTATCACTAGCATTAATTTTAATCTTACCACAAATAGAATCATACTTTGCTTTAAGTTGCATTAGTTCCTTTTCTGTTTTATTTAGATTGTCATTTAAAACCCTATTTTCAGTTCTTAATGCTTTATTTTCTATCTTCAATGCAATGTTTTCTTTATCCAATGCAACCTCTTCTAATGTACTAAATGTTTTTTTCATATTAACCTTTCAACTCAGTTCTTTTAAATTCTTCTATATATAACCTTTCTACAACTGTAACATCATATTCAGTCTTTATCCAATTAATACTTCTATTACTCTTTTCACAATCATCAACTAATTCGTCTATTGAAGTTGCAGTTTTAGTTACTGTTTTGTTAACCCCTTTTGGTGTATCATAATTAACTATGTATTTCAAACTTTACTCCACTGTGCTAGTCTCATTTTTGCTTGTAATCCTTTATATGTATAGCGTTTAATTGAGTCAAATACTTGTTCAGCAGACATACCGTTTAGTATCATATCATTCACGTCTTTCTGTTTAATATTCTCATCCCAAATACATACTGAAAATCCATTATCAATGAATCCAGCGATTTTATTTACGATTTCTTTGTTTCTGTTTTCGTTGTCCATTACAATAACAAATTCAGTATCCTTGTTCATCACACATTTTTTGTTCATATCAGAACCTGCCATTGCGATTGAATTAGGAATGAATAAACTATCAATCGGACCTTCGAGTACATACACAGGTTTTGTTGTGTCCATCTTTTCAAGTCCGAACAACTTACATACAGTTTCATCAACTTTAATAGTTATATAACGTAATTCATTGTTTGGGTCAAGTGTACGTCCTTGAAATGCTATCAAATGTCCATCTTCAGAAAGGAATGGAATAACAATTCTACCCTCATCCTTTTTGATGACTTTGAACTTTTCTTTGTTTTTAGAATGGGCCCATTGTTTGAACGTATCAGTCCAAAACAGTCGTTTTTGTGCTTCAATAGGTATTTTCCTATTGTCACAATATTGTTTTGCTGGGTGATTTGAATCTAATTTGTCAATGCGATTAAGACCGTGTAGTCTAAACGTTTTACCTTCAAACTTATTCTTTACTGATTTGAAAAATTCATCAACAGTTTCAGGTTTCTTACGTTTGTTCTTATTACCGAACTTTTCAAGCACATACTGTTTATGTAAGTTAATATCTACTTCTTTAAGTAAACTTGGAAAACTTGTTGCAACACCACAATTATGACACTTATACATTACATCACCATCATATTCGAAGATGAAACCACGTGCCTTTGTTTTGTCTTTTTTAGAATCGCCACATAAAGGACAACGACATTGCCATAACCCTTTACCTTTCTTTTTGAATTGCTCTAGGCGAACGCCCAGAATACCTATGTATTTCTGATCAATATAATCCATAGTGTATATTATACACGACGGTCAACCAAATGTCAAGTATTATCGTCTAATTACTTGAAATACTGGATCTTTAGGATGTTTAAGCAACATTCCTCCTTTATTAGATTTTGCATAATTGGCTACACCTTTAGCCCAATCACTTTTACCTACAAACGAATCCCAACGTTTGTACCTATTCTTTCCTAATCTAACATTATGATAAGTATCATTATCAGGTGCAGTCCAATAATCTGAACCAAAGGCTTTACCATCTGGTTTAGTAAACAACGGAACGTCTTTTTGAACGTTTACTGCTCCACCACCATCACCTACTGTTACTTCTTCATTCATTTCACATTCTCCAATAATATATGTTGTGATAATAACTGTTCCATTTGCATAGACTCAGATAAAGTCATATTATCATTACAATAGTCAAGAAATGCTTCATCTAATGCTTCTGCATCTGTTCCATGTTTAACTAATTCTTCTTTAAATAAGAAATAAGCGGCAGCTGCTTTACCTAGTTTAGATTTCATACCAGGCACCTTTTCTAACAACTGTTTTAACTTACGAAGTAATCTATGGAAAAATGTGTAATTTTGCTTTTCAACCGTCATTGTACGGTTCTTTTTAATAACATTTCCCTTATCGTCAATGATACCTAACTTATATGCTTCCCAATCTTCCCAATCCATGGCAATATATTTTGCAAATTTATATACAAAGTATAAATCTAAAGCAGAAGATCCAGCACCTTGTTCGTTTAAAGTATTCATCGCATTTCTTTTCTAATTAAGTTTTGTACCTTTTCATCAATACCCATTTCTTTCATTAATACACCATTTAAAGCATTTAATTCATGTAAAAACGTTGATATAATTTCATGGTATTTGGGATTAATTTTATATAATAATATCCTAGTAGTAGCAAGTGGACCAAGTGTATTCATTAATATAACAATATGGTTTAATAATAATCGTGTTTTTAAAACACCAGTTTCATTATACTTTGTTAATAAACGTTTAATGTATTTTATACGTTTTAAATCATCCTCAAAATCACAAACATCATCTTCAACTAGGTTCTCCACATAATGGCTCGCCATATATGTCAAAAAGTTCCTCTTGTTCAAGGTTGGAAAGTCTATTTCCTTCGGTGTTTCTATCATTATCTAATTCCTCGTTTACATCAATAACTTCTTGTGTAACGATTGTATCTACTACTTTTAGAAACATTATCTAGTAACTTCGTAAAAAGGTTTTCCACCCATATTACCAGAAGGACTAACACCTTTAGGTGCTTTACCTTCAAAAAATACACCTGTTGATGCGTCACGTAAAATATCTTTACCTGCAACCTTTTTTACAGTATCCTTTACTTTATCAGTAACAGTTTTCTTTTTACTTTTAGCCATTTTCAATTAACTCCTTTAAAATATCGTTTGAACTACGTGGTGCAGGTCTATCTGCAACAGTAATTGGTTCTTCGGCATACTTAGTCTTTGCTTTAAGACTTGCGTTCTGTTTAATTGAATCTTTTAATGCCTTGTTTGGTTTTTTCTTTGCCATTATATACTCCTATTTAGTGTAATAGATTGTAACAGTATCATCTTTGTATGAAGAAGAATCTTTCTGCCATTTTGCATAATACTGTGTTGCACCTAACATTTTAATTTCTTTTTTAACTGCAGGTATAGTTGCTTTACCTTTAGAACCAGCATAACCCTTTTTAGCAACTTTCTTAAATTTATGAGCGGCACGTTCTACATCCATTGAATCAGGACGTGAACTGTCAGCACCATCTAATGATACTGCGTAGTTGTTATTACCTTTAGTTCCAATAAATCCTTTTGCTTTCGCTTCAGTTAATTCACCTCTTAGACTTTCAAATGTTTTCATTTCTTTTTCCTCAATTAACATTGTTCTCATACCAAGAATTTTCTTTTCCCATTTACCACCTGCCTTCTTAGCAAGTCCAGGCAATGCTTTTTTGATTGCTTTAACAGCAGTTTTAGCAAGAGGTCCTTTCTCTTGGGCACGCATAATCAATGATGAGGCGGCTCTGTGTGCCTTTTTTGCTTTAGGGTCTTTAAGTAACTTCTTCATTTGCGAAACAAATGAACCTAATCCATTATTAACTTCATTAATAACTTCTTCACTCAATCCACCAAGAACGGCATAAGCAATTACATCGTCTGCTTTCTTGAATCCTACGTGAGTCCACTTACCTTTCTTAACAATCTTAGCACCGTGATCTAATTTATTATCTTTAACGAACTTAGCATCAAACGCCATTACAAACATACCATCTTGTTTAACACCAGTAAGAACTTGTTTACCATTATATCTTAGTGATAAACGAACACCAACAGAGGATTTGCCATCAGCAGTTAAATTATATTCACCTTTCTTTGAAAGAGATACTTGTTTTGCTTCATCAAGTTCAACTTCGTCTAGTTCAACTGATTCCATACGTCCTTTAACAGCAAGAACTTTATATGTACCACCAACTTTATCTACTGCGTTACCACGTTTAGCATACTTATCTGCTTCAGATTTAGTTTTGAATGTTTTACCACCTTTAACTGCTTTACCTTTTTTATCGTAGTATTGGACGTTAAAGTAACCTTCTTCAAGTTCAACTGATTCTTTAATACCTTCTTTCTTTAACCAAGCAATTAATTCTACAGGAGATACTTCCCACGTATTACCAGATAGTGTTTCTGAGCCAGGTGCTTGTAACATACCACCTGCTTGTCCACCATAATTTTTGGCATACTTTGCCCAAGTCCATTTGAACTTATCAGTCTTTTTAAGTTTTAGAGCAGTCTTTTTATTTCCACCAACTTTAGCAGACCAACCTAAAAGAAGTTGCTTATAGTTTTTAATAACAACAAACGTATCACCCAAACCATCGTCAGTCAGTTGCTGTACTCTATAACCATCCTTTTCATAAACTACACGGTTTCCAGCAGTATCAACACCATCTTTATCCTTACCTACTTTACCTCTAGATGAAGCATAAGTTTTGTTTATATCCTTTGCTATTTTATCGTAGTTTTTAGCTTCTCTTAGTTGATTGAATGTCTTCATCTTTAATTCCTTGTTTTGCTTCTGAGTGAGTCCAACCTAGAACTTCACCCCATTGTTTATAAGACATCGTTCTAGTAGGAACTTTGTCCATAATTCTTTTCTTTTCTTCCTTTGTCGGTGTTACAGACATTCTAAATTAATTGTACCAATAATATCATTCATTTCCTTATTAGTAATTGTAGTTAATTTACCAATACCTAATTCATAAACACCAATAGTAGCACCAGAATCTGCTTCTTTAATTTTAGCATCAGTTAGTACATTAAGGTCACCATCTTCCATAAGTCCAGTCTTACTGGCATTACGTGTAAATTGGCGCACTTCACCATCAATTCTTGCTCTAACAACACCTTCTTTCAAATGTTTTAATAATTCAGTCTTTGTCATTCTTAGTTCTCCTTACTACAGCAACATGAGGGTTTACCTTCATCTTCACCATGTCCAATAATTACATCTATATCTTCTGCCAGAATGTTGGTAAATTCGTGTGTACCAATATCCCATACAGCAATTCGTCCATCTTTATCCCACCAGAGTAACCTATCAGTCCACTCTAATTCTGATATAAAACCACAAGACTTATGTCCTTCATCACAATGGCAAGTGTCTGCAGTACCCATATCACGAGTAAACTGTCTTAATTCACCATTAGTAAATTTTAACTTTAATCTTACTGGACCCTGCTCTAATATTTCTATTACTTCTTCGGTTTCCCACACTCGCATTTTTTACCACCCTTTTCGCATTTACTCATTACTAATTTATACGTCAAAACCCAAAACGTTATTGACGTAAACACCATTAAACCAAACGACAACCAACCGTTTGATTGAACAAACAATGTTATCGAAGCACTACCAAAACCTAAAAAGGTTAATACCGCTAATGTCCAACAAATCGGACACATTTTATTTATTAATATCCTTTAATGCCTTTTGGAAATCACTCTTTGGTATATTATCAACAACCCAACTATATAATTGTTTTTGTACTTCTGCTTCTTTTGAAATTGGTTTACCACGTTTTTTCAATGTCAAATATTTAAAATCTTTAACAACTAAACCATTAGTTTTCTTTTTAAACTTATTGGTTTTATTATCATACTTCTTCATATTAGAAGTTCTATCAGCACCAGATGGTTCGAAAAATATTGTATTTTGTTGATTATTTAAAATAACGTGAATTTCGCCATTAATCTGCATCTTCTTACCTTGTCCAGTAACATATTTGTAAACTGTTTCAGAAGCACCTTTATGTGTTGCTAACATAATATCATCAGGCACAACACGTTCTCTACCAGCATTTTGTTTAATAGCAATTTTATAATCAGTTAATACCCATACTAAATGAATATTTGCAGGGTTATATCCCGCCTGTAATAAACGTGGTAAAAATTGTCCAATATCCTTTGAATCTTTAGCAGTAATATCAAACATAATATTTGGTAACGTTTCTTTGTTTTTCATTTGACTAAGCATCAAATCAAGTGTCTTGTTTTTAAGACCTAATTTCTTAATAAAGAAATGTAACTTTTCAACGTGTTTAGGATTTTTTAAATCCAAACCTTTAATTTCTTCATATTCGCCTTTTGGAATTTCAGTACCTGCCTTTTTCATTTTAGCATATCTTGCTGGGTTGTCTATAATATCAGCAATATCCATAAACGTTTTCTTCCATTCATCAACATCACGCACTTTGAATAACTCTTTCTGCATAAAATTAGTTGAAGCGAATCCTTTACCAGAACCAGCACCACCTGCAAGAAATACAATTTGTCCATACTTCTTACCTTGAGAAAGCATAATTAGTTTTTCTTCAAGGTATTCCTCGAATAGTTTCTCTTCTTGTAAATGTTGTTTAAATGATTTCATATTATTTTCCAATCCTCAACATTGTTGGTAAACCCATCTTTTCCATATCGCTAGATGAAAACCAAGTAGTATATGTTGTATACCACATACCATCCCAACGTTTATATATGTTTTTATCCAGTCCA